GTTGATGGTATCAGGCCGAGGAACTCCTTGAAGTAAGACCAGAGGTCTTTGACAAGCCTAGACTGATTGAATACTCGTGAGTGGGATGTTCTCATGGAGAATATATTCTTATCGAACCGGTTATTTAAGAGCTCGTTCTTCTCAAAAAGGAGAAGAACGGTATCTCAATCACCATGTTCGAAATCGTGCATGTTCTCAGCAATCTTAACAGAAGATTGATTGAAAACGTGCCCGATTGGATGTAACACTCTACCGAACTCCCTAAGTGTGTTGGCTACACTAGCCTCGGACTCAAACTCCTTACCATGAGTTCATTCTTTTATCTTAGAGAATAAAGTCTCTGAGAAATCGAATTGGCTCATTAGGAGCTTGTGTTCGTCACTACTACCTTGGTTCCGAAGCACGGCCTTGACTGAATCAAAGAACTCAGTCTCGGTAATGTTTCGGGGAAGAGACATTAAACTTCGCAATTCTGTGAAGTCATAGGTCATCCTCTTAAAGATAATATCTTTAATCAAGGTAAAGATCTGAAGAAGCTTTGCGGTACGGGCACTTTGATGTGCCTTACCACAAGACTTCATAAGGTCTTTCAGTAGTAAGCCCGCGCTTGCCAGTGGCCTCAACTCTCAACCATTACGGATCTGTGTTTCAAGAAAATTAGAGAATAGTGGGTAACTCTTTCATGTTTCTAGCAATCCGCTAGTACTGAAAGGAGTCACCTCTAAACCCTTATACACCCATCTCTTTGCAAACTCGTATGTGTCTTCGGACACATGCGTTTTCTGCTCTGAGATAGGCATGTTAAGGGCCTCTAAGCTTTTCCTGTACTCAGCCGCAACTTGATGGTTGGCAATGACTATATCATCACCTAGGATAGCATAGTTCTTAAATCTATGCAGTCCCGCACGTCTCGCTGAGAGACGGACGATAAGGTGGTGTGTCAATGCCATCATTGGTCAGGAGCTGTATGCACCCATAGGCTGACCCACAGAGTAACGAACCTCTGTGTTGTCAGCTAGGAAGGGGTACCCAACAAGAATGTCCTTTCAGATCTTAGCCTTCTCTTTTCCCACGATCCGGTATAACAACCGGGCCTGGAAATCGACTGGCATAAGATCTGTTGCAGCCTTTAAATCAAGGCTGTAATAGGGACCTTTCTTGCTAAGTATTGAGTGAAAGTGATCCTGATTATAGGTACAATCCGACTCTATGCCCCTCAAGAATCCGTTAAGGATATCATGAAGAGGTTTTAGAACGGTTTGTGACCAATAATCCATGATTGCAATCACCCTAGTCTTACCCTCTTTATCAGAGAAGTAAGAAAGCTTTCTGACGTATGAAGACGAAGATTGTAGTGGTCAGGTTTCGTAGTAAAACTTATAAAAGTTGTTACTAGGAGACCCATCCACTCCATCATTCAATAGGCTCTTTACTATACAACTCAGCTTCTTTCCTCCTACTGAAAGTAGGCTCTCCATTAAGGAGAGAGGAAGTAAGGTAAGTTCGTGTAGACAAGAGTGTAAAGCCTGACCAATAGGTCCGGACTTTGTTGAACGATGGAAGGATGTCCACTTCCAATCTTTTCACTCTATACCAAGCTCCTTAGCAGCCCACTTGATCTCTCAATTCGAGAAATATTCCGAATTGTAAGATAG